GTTCCAAGCAAAGGGTGTAGCCCACTGTGTAAGTTCGTCAAAGCCTATCCAACTAAACGCAAGACCTTGGTATCTAAGTACGTCATCATCTCTGTCTAAGTAAGAGAGCCACAATCTTGCACCAGACGGTGCTACCCACTGCATTTTTCTTTCTGACCATTTTATTCCCTTCCAGATTTTTGGATAGAGTTCTTGAGATTTGAATATAAGTTCACGTAACTCTTCCGTAGTATGGCGTAAAAGCAAACCGCTAAAATTAGGATGACCCATATATCTAAGTGGGTCTGCAAGCATTGCATAAGATTTGCCGCCACCTGCACTGCCGCCATATAGAACCTCTCGCTCACCTGCTGCTAAAAAATCTGTCTGTGGTCCTTTGTTAGGTTTAAATATAACATTACGTGTTTCCTCTATAGGTTGTGTATCTAACTCAATAGGTTGCTGTAATGTTTTCTTTTGCACCTGTTCTTTGGGTTTCGATTTCCTTCGCCTTGGCGATTGCCTTTTCCGCATACTCTGCCCACTTGCGGATGCTTCTAGCTTGGTTCTTACGCTGTCGTTCATTCTCTACCCTTTTCCTTAAACCTACATGAGAGATGTATCGTCCTGTTTGCGTAGAAAGCCAGTTGGCTACTTCTCTAAATGAATACTGTTTTAAATAATCTCTTGCCATTTCAAGTTTATCAAGTTCTTGTTGCACTGGCTGTAGTAAGTCGGGGTCTTGTTCGTCCTGTATATAACCAAAAGGTATAGTACGTGCTATGCGTGGAATGGGTATCCACTCTGTTTCGTCCTTAATATCTAAAGGCTGTGGTAATTCCCATCGCCCTAAACCTTTAATCATCGTCTTCCTGTTTCTTTGGTGGCATAAGCATCACTCCACCTGATGACTCTACCTGTATCTTTTCAGTTTTAATTAAACCTGTTCTGTCAAGCAACTCTTTTGCTGCTGCCATCTTATCTCGTATACCAAGCTCTGTGGGGTCATACAGTCCACCTGCGAGTGCCACAGCAGCCTTGGGTGCGTTACGTGCCATATAGGTCTGTGTAGCGTCCATAATCTCATCTTTAAGGGAAGTTACAATGTCATTGATAGCTGTACCCTCTGAGTACCCTGCAAGTTTCTTAGCCTTACCTGCATCTCCATTTGCTTCCTCAAATAACACTTGTAAAAACAGTTGTTGTTTTTCTGTGAGTTGTCTACTCATTATATTATATCCTTATTGACTTGTCAACACATTTATATCGAATACTATGTGGAACAGCTAATCTAGGTCTCATATGATTTACAAATTGTCCTACCATTAACACACACTCTTGAACTGTGTTAGCTTGTTGGTCAGGATTAAAATGTTTACAGTCTACAGACTGATCCATAGTAGATAAAAGACATATTGTAACTATAGGCAAAAACATTAGTACTGTCCACTCAATTCAAAATGTGGTCCATCTATAAAGGGTCTACGTCCTTCTCGTCTACGAGTATCTATGTAGTCATTCATAGCTGCTTCCATTGTCATGTTACATGTACGCAAATCGTTAATATGCCAAGCTGCACCCCAACGTAAAGCTACGTCCTCATGCTTTGCAGCGTCCTTCATAGCGTCAGCAATATCGTCATAGACATTGAGTTCCCATGAAGCCCTCCCACCTATATATGCCATTAAGTCTACAGCTAGTCCATCTAGGTGTTTTGACTTCATGGTCTGTGATGCTCCTTTGGCTACCAGTGCTTCCTGTTCTTCTATGGTACGCATACCACAGATAACGCCAAAGTCTATCTTTGTTAGGTCTATAGCTTTTTTAACAACTCGTATCATGTCAGGGTTGACACCTTCAAGTCTATCTAGGCTTCGTTGTGAGAGAGTAAATCCCATGTTGTATTTCCTTTATGTTTAATAATAAATTAGTTGAGAGGAATTAACCCAACTTCAGCAAGAGGACCATCTGCGTCAGCCAAACTCATAAAATAATCTGCAAATTCCTGAACCCCTGGAACTACACCAATATGCTCTTTTTTCACATAGAAAAAGAGTGGGCGACTAACTTTATATGATCCATCTGCGATTGTATCAAAAGTTGGCTCAACACCATTTATGACTGAGCCCTGCACACGGTCTGTATTTTGATTTAAAAAGGAAAAGCCAAAAATACCAAATCGATCTGAATTATCAGCCAACTTTTCAATAATAAGGTTGTCATTCTCGCCAACCTCAACGACGTGACCATCCTCTCTTAAGGCAGAACACTGAGCTTTATAACCTGCATCACCTTTCTTTTCCATTTTATAGACCTTCTTACAAACATCATGCATGACTCATCAATGTTACTCCAAAATTTATAACCGTTCTCAACCATTTTTCCATTCGACATTATTTTTGCCGAAACTGCTTTGAATATTTGCTCTTTTGTCAAAGAAAATTGCCCAACAGCTCGAGAATTTGAAAATGTTATTCCATCATAACCAATTAAAAATTCCTGCGGAGTAATTCCATTTGCTGTACAAATTTCCTTTTCGGAAGACTTCATAGCTCTACTTGCATTGGTAACATCAGGATGTTCAAGTCCTATACCTGCACAAAACAATTTAGCACCTCCGCCTGTTCCAGTGGACTCAATAACAGGTGCATTGAAAGACGTGTTCTTAGCAAAACGTTCCGCAACTATCGTAGAAAAAGGGAACACTGTTGACGAACCAACAATCTGTATCTGGTCTCGTGCCAATGACGGTAAAGCCATTACTGAGAAAACCAACATGCTTATTAGAATATGTAATTTCATTTTAAACTCCTTTTAAGGTTGTTTTGGCGATAACTTTTCTAATAATTCTTTATCTGCCTTTTGTTTACAAGGTATACAAACCTCTTTTACTTCTTTCCATTTTTGCTGTCGGGTGTAGACTGTATATGTTTTTCTTGGTGTTTTACATACAGGGCATATGTCGGGCATTACTTCTTTTTATTGTCTACCGTGCCGTACTTAGTACGTGATTTAGTCATACCTTTATTTAAGCCACCTGTTGCATACTTTTTAACGTCACCACCCTTGTTACGTTGCATTTGCAATCTGTTTTGGTTTAGATTATTTTTATTTTGTTTATTAAAAGCATCTCTTTGAGCTTGTATTTGTTTATTAAACCTATCTGTTAAAGTTGTAGAAGGATTAAATCTAGGTGATACATTAATAATATTATCAACTAAAGGGTTTGGTTTGTAGGGTTGTACTACATTAGGTCTGCCAATACCAAAATCATCTGCTGCAGGATTATAAGGCATAGCTACTCTAGGTTGTCTAATAGGTCGTCTAGGTCGTCTTCTCTTGCTAGCCTGTCTACGTATTTCATCAAATTCACTTTTAAGTGCATTGTCTCGTCTTCTTTTTTCTCTTGATGTTAATTTACGTGGACCAATCTGACCAATCTGACCTCTACCCCCACCTGCATCGGATTGTATTGGAGTGGGTCTAACAGGTTTTATTACTGCAGGTTGCCTTACAGGTTTAGGTTGTTGTATGGTAGGAACTGGATACCCTTGTGGTCTAGGAGCTATTGGTCCTCTTGTTCTTTCATTGATTAAGTTTACTGCTCGTCTAGCTCTGTCCAGTCGTCTAGCTCTGGTTTTTTTTTCTATAGGACTTGCAGGACGTTGCCTAGGTATATGAGCCATACCCTGATGAGCCTTAACAACTTTTTTATTTTTATGAGCTTTAGTTGGTTTCTTGTTTATAGTAGCCATACTAATTATCCCTTTTTCTTTTTGACCATTCCACCGTACATCATGCCATTCTTACGCATGTCCATGTGACCAGTACGTGCTTTTTTACCTGCTACTGAACCACCATAACTCATTGTGGTCATGCCAGTTGCACTGTTCTTTTTGTTTTCGTCCATTGAACCCGACATACCTGTAACACCACCAAGTGCCATGTATCCCATTTTATTACGAACCTTCTTTGGTAGCTTGCCCATGCCTTTATTTCCTTTTGGTATTGCCTTCATTTTGTAATTCCTTTTTGTTTTTCATATGTCCTTAGTCCACCCAGACCCAACATACCCATGAGTACCGTCATTAAACTTCCCATATCAAATTCAGGTATAGGCGGTATTTCTATTCCTGTAAGGGTTACTCCAAATATAATAAGCGGTGACAGGATAAAGTGATACAGTAAGGCTACACCACATACCCACCCCACAAAGGGTCTCCAACCGCCCTTAAACACGCTACCAGAGGCAGCTTCCGCTTTGTTTATCTCTAGCTGTGCAAGCAGTGCCTGTTGAGCGTGAGTGTCAGCCATTGTTGCAAGTTCGTGGGCTAGTTTGGCTTTTTGGTCTTTGTCCTCTACAACCTTATCTAGGATTCCTGATACTGGTCCTATAAGGCTCGTTAGTATACTCATTAGACATTAACAGCTATATAGATACACAGACCTATAATAATTAACTTACCATAGTCTAAATCCCACGCAGTTCCTTCACCACGTTCCTTAAAAAAAGTTTTTACACGTTCAAACATATATATCTCCTATTAACATTTACAGTCAGGATTGTTACATCCTTTGCCCTTAGAAGAGCTATTACCTGACAGATACCCTGCAACAATACCTACAATACCTGTGATACTCATCTGCAGTAGTTCAATTATATTAGCATCTAATGCACCACCATGTGCGTTAGCCATCATAAACTCATCTATAACAATAAGCCCTAACAAGCCCATTAAGCCTGTAGCTAATATCATTACGGTTAAAGGTTTCATTATTTCCATTATATATTCTCCCTTTGCTCTGTTTTAGCTGATACACTTACA